ATGACGACTTTTTGCCGTCTTTGTTGAGGTCGATGGGCACGAAACGGAAACGTATACTGGATGCTGAACAGCGTGATATTGAAGGAGTGTCTTCAAAGATGTTCAAAACAGTGAATGTGAAGTGGAATGAGACTATAGCAAGTAAATTGGTAGATGGAGTGGAGGTTTTTAAGCCACGGGCCATCGTTAATTTGGATCCAATTTACCATGCGCGTACTGCCCCTTGGTCTAAACAGTTAGTCAAACAATTGAAAATATTATGGAAAGGTTCAGTTTTGCATGAGATACCTCTACCATCCGGAATTGTTATGGTAGTTCGGATTATTTTCGCTTGTGGTTTGACTCATGAAGATTTGTGTGAAGTTGGTTCTTTTGCTTTGCATTCAGATGTAATAACCATTATCGTTTCAGGTGACGACTCCTTGGTGGCTTGGGGTTCATATTGTAACTTGTTTAATGCTCGGTTTTCAGCCGCTGATGAGACTATGTGTGATCAGAGTCAAGGAGAAGGTGCGCTGGATTATTGGTTTGAGTTATGGGCTTCAAAGTGTGGAGCATCATGGGACTTTATTGAATCGATAAAGGAGCAGAATAGGCGCAGTTTTGTTGCGCGCAGGGAGGGAGTGTGTTTTATGGGAGATCCAGGGTGGGAATTAGCCACAGGTCTTACTGCCACAACTCTTTGCAATACTGTTCATGTAGTTACAAAAACTCTATATGTTGCAGCTCGTAAATTAGAAGGCGACGAGCGTACTTTTGATGAAATCAGTTGTGATTTAGGATTTACATCAAAAGTAAAGCATGCGGATGAGATTGAGGATCTGGAATTTCTTAAGTGTGTGTTTTATGAAGCAGACAATAATTTGGTGGGAGCATTACCCCTACCGAGCCAAGTATTGAAACTTGGGAAGTCCATGCGCGATCCTCGACAAATTTTTACCATTAAGAACAAAGATGGTAAGAAAGTACCAACCATTGATGAAGCTTACGCCATGTTTGCCGCAAGTGTGCATGATACTCTGAAAGTAGTTCCATATGAGTATCCCATCTTGGGAGCAATGGTGAAGACAATGCATCGATTAGGTCGGCGCCCTTCAATAACATCGCCGGAAGCCGTAGTCGAAGACTGGAATTATAAAACCCACTGGCAGGCAGCTAGCCGTGGAAAGTTAAGTCTTCGAGAAAGGGAGGTGTTAATCGCAATATTTGTAAAACGTTACGATACTACTGAAGAGGAGATATTGTCTCTGGAAAGTTTGTATGATAACGTCCTATCTCTACCGGTAGTTATCCATCACCCTCTCTTGTTCAAGATGAGGAGTGTTGATTATGGAGCTACACCGGTTGATATAGCTTCGGCATAAACTACCACCGATAAGGGGTAGCGGGTTGAGAAAAATCATAAAAAATCTACAGTGTTGTAGATGACGAAAAAGAAAAGTAAAAAGAATCCATTGTTGTTATCAGCTGCGTCCATAGGGATGGAAAAGCTGATTGAACTGGGGATCAATAAGAGTCTTGAAAAAAA